GGTGCCCCGGAATCCCCCACCGGAGAAATGTCCGTTATCCCCAAGGCCAACGTGGTCAGCCCCAGCACGGCCGCCGTTGCCACCGGCTCCACGCAGTCGAGCCGGACCGTGACTCAGAACATCGAGATCAACAACCAGTTCAACGGCGACCGCGCCGGGCAGCAAAAGAGTTCTGAGGCTATGGATAAGGCCGCAGGCGATGCTACCGGCGAGATGGCCCGTGCGCTGGCATTTGCAAAGTAGGTGAGAGTACATGGCAAGAGCAAAACAGCCCGTCAGCGTCGATGACATCGAGTTTGATGCCCTGATCGACTCCGAAGAAGGCTATGAAGCGGATGTGCCTGAGTACCCGACCGAAAAGGGCTTCAGTGTAAGCGACACCATCGTTCTGAAGGCCGACACCCTGAATATGACGCTCTATGTGACCGATACGCCGGTGACATGGAGGGAGCGTACAGGCTCCGGCCCCGGAAAGACGGAGGGCGTTGTTCGTCGGCTGAAGGACCTGTATTTCGCCAAGAAGATTCTCGAAGTCACGACCACTGACTGCGTGTATTCCAACATGGTGATTACAAGCATGAACATCAAGAAGTCTGTGGAGGTCGGCTACGCCCGTGAGATTCCGATAGCCTTCAAGAAGATCGAGGTGACGGAAACAGCCACCGCAGAAATCCCGGCCAGCTACGGCAAGTCGGGCAAAACAGCAAAAGCCGCTGGAAAAGCAAGCACCACCGCCGCAAGTACGGCAGGAAACAGCTCGTCCGGCGGCTCCTCTGCATCAGGTTCTTCGTCCAGCTCTAGCAGAGGTTCCGTTCTCTATAACGCTGCCAGCAGTTTCGGCTTGCTGGGATAAGGAGGGCGTTCGTGGACTACTTCGTCATCGAAGTCCCGGACATGAACGACAGCGTTGTCAAAGTTTCCCTCCAAAGCAGGCTGTATCAACTGCGATTCACATGGAATGACACCGGCGGCTACTGGATGCTCGGAGTGATGGATTCACTCGGAACGCCACTGCTACTCGGTGTCAAGATGGTCCCGCAGTTTCCGCTCAACCTGCTGTTCGGCCGGGATGATATGCCCAGCGGCATCTTCGCTGTCCTGACCGAAAAGGAGAGCGTCGGTCGGCAGGATTTTGCCGATGGGACGGCTCGTTTTGTGTTTGTCCCGGCATGATGCTGGAACAAATCATCCAGTAAAATCAATTCTCATTTTGAACAAATCTTCGATGGCGGGTTTGACAATTCGTTCTCAGAAGGTTCCAGACAAATTTCCATATACTTTTACTGGTAAAGTCCGGGTTTAATCAGAGGCTTTTCAGAGGTTTTGGGATGAATGTTGCTCAAAATGGCCGATTTTACACAGAATCCGTTGGATTGTCCGCCGGACAGTCCTCGGACTGACCAAAACGGGAAACTTTTGAAAAACGCTCATATCATTGGTCGTTTTCATTGTATTACCAGAACGGTAAGTTAGAATGAAGATGTGAACCGGGCAAACAAAAAAGAACCAGCGGCTCGCCCTTGCAAAGCACCGCTGGTTCCTACATCTTGCCCGGAACAATCCTGAGAAGTTCCGTTGACACGATTATATCATGTCAGCGGGCTTCTTGCAAGAATAAAGGAGTGTGCTGATATGAGTGCTATGGACCTTGAACGCGAGGTCATCCGTATGGGCGATGTCGGTGTCGCCATCGACATGGTGGACAATAACCTTGCGGAGGGTAAGCTGGAGCAGGCGGAACGCGCCGTTGTGATTCTCCGGGAAATCTTCAATGCCCGCAACAAAGGGCTGCGGAGCTGCTTCTACGGAGGTGATCGGAATGCGTGACAACTGCGTGATTTTCACCACGCCGGAACGGCAGGAATTGCGGGTCGTTTTTGACCCGGACGGAACCCCGTTCTTCTGTGGGCCGGACCTCGCGGCAATCGCGGGCTATGAACAGCCGAGAAAAGCCGTCACCGGCGGCAATCAGGGCGTGAACCGTATTGAATCTGTTTTGAGGAAAGTTCCTTGGGACAATGGTATACGGCGTGGCCGCTGCGATTTTACCTGCTTTTCTGCGGAAAACGCCGTGAAGCTCCTGTGCCGCAGACCTGCGCCCTATGCAGCGATTCGCTGGCTGGAGGATGAAGTGATACCGAAGACGCAGGAAATGGGAGAGGAAGTGGCAAGAGCGTACCCGGCATGGAATAAAAAGCCGGCGCAGAAAGAACTGACGGAACCTCCCCAGAGCCTCAAGCCGGAACCCGAAGCCTTTAAGCGGGAACCGCTGCAAGCAGGTGGAGGGGCGCTCATTGAGCGGCTGGACAATATCATTTTGGAATGCGTTTTGCTGAAGAAGGAACTCAGCAAGGCGAAGTAAGAGGAAACCTTCAGGGCTGCGGAAACGCGGCCTTTTTTGTTGCCATCGAAAGGGGAGAATGCCGTGGAAAATTTCGACAGGCAGTACCGGCTGGCGGCGGGCAAGGCAGGCTCGACCGGGTTTGAAATTGGCAGCGGCAAGCGACCGCTGCACGTTTCGTTTTCGGTAGAAAAGGCCGACACCAACAGCCAGAATACGGCCAAAGTGACTATCTGGAATCTGAGCGACGAACACCTTGCAGAGCTGAGAAAAAACGACTGCGTGGTCGTACTCCATGCAGGGTATGGCGATACACGTCCGCTCATCTTCACCGGCGTGGTCACATTTGCTACGACAAAAGCTGACGGAGCAGACAGGGCAACGGAGATCGAGCTGGTGGATAACCGCATTGAAGTCCGCGACACCTACGTTTCTGTAAGCTATGCCGGGGCTGTAAACTGCAAGACCCTGATACAGGACACCGCAGACCAGATGGGCGTGACGGTTTCTTTCTCCTACAACGCAGAGTTCAAGGACATCCCGAATGGCTACAGCTATGTTGGCCCGGCAAGAAATGTGCTGACGAAAGCCTGCGAAACCAGCGGATTGACGTGGAGCATCAACAACGGCGTCTTACAGGTCAAAAAGCCGGGCGATACGATGAGCCGCGAGGTGTATGAGCTTTCGGCAGAAAAGGGCCTGCTGGGCCTCCCAGAGCGTGTCCAAATCTCCAATGAGGACAAGGGGTACAGCTACGGCTGGGACGTGGAGTACCTGATGAACGCCGCAATCGGACTGGACGATTATGTGTACCTGAACAGCAAAGTAGTCAAGGGCTATTTCCGGGTCTACTCGGTGCGGATTGAGGGCGACAATATGGAAGGTTCATGGAGCTGCACGGCCCGCCTGCTGGAGGTGAAGCAAAAATGATGCAGGAGTTTGTTGACCAAATCAATAAAAGCGCCCGCAGCGCGACGGAGGATATGCACACGGCTCTGCCGGGCGAGATAAAAAGCTACGACCTGGGCAAGGGCGTCGCCACCGTGTTACCGAAAGCAAAGTTCACAAAGCCCGATGGCAGCACGATGGACTTTCCAGAAATCTCAGGCGTCCCGGTCATGTTCCCGCAGAGCAAAAACGTCACCATTGCATGGCCCATCAAGAAAGGCGATGGATGCCTGCTGGTTTTCAGTGAGCAGGCGCTCGATTACTGGATGTACGGCAAGGAAACTGACACCAAACTGAAGTTCGACTTGACCAACGCCATTGCCATTCCAAACCTCACATCTGGCGGTAACAGCACCATGAAGCTGGCCTGTGATGAGGATGCCGTAGCCATTGCCGCAGGCGACACAAAAGCCAAGATCACGCCCAAGACCGCAGAACTGACTCTCGGTTCGGCCAAGGTCAAAGTGGAGCCGAGCCTTGTGCAGATCACAGTCGGCGGCACGGTGCTGGCAATTTCACCCGACGGCGTGGACATCACCGGAAAGCTCACGGTCAAGGGTGGCATCACCGCAAGGGATGATGTCAAGGCATCCAACGGCAGTATCAGCCTTGCAAACCACGTCCACAGGGGCGACAGCGGCGGCATGACCGGGAAGCCGCAGTAAAGGAGGGAAAAGCGTGATAGACCTGAAGCTCGATGCCACCGGGGACTTAGAACTCTCGGCGGCAGGCGACATTTCAGCTACGGACAGCATCGTACAGGCTGTCCGTATTCGTTTGCTCTGGTTCTTTGGAGAGTGGCGGCTGATGCCTTCGCTCGGCTTTCCGTACTTTGAGAACCTGCTGGTCAAAAATCCGAATGAGTCCAAACTCCGGCATCTTATCCGGGAAACCGTGATGTCTGTCGATGGAGTGAAGGATGTGACGGATATTTCGTTTGACATTGACAAAAAGAACCGCAGTGCGTCCGTTGCGATCTCGTTTACTACGGACGAAGACAGGTTCAGAGAGGAGATCAGAATACCGTGGCAAAATATGGCTTAACACCGCAGGGACCTAACCCGAAACGTCTGGATGCAATCCTCGATGATATGCACGAACGAATGTCGGCCCGCCTCGGCGTGAACACCCGCCAGAACCCACAGTCTTTGCTGAATCACCTGCTGACCAATGTAGCAGATGAAATCGCAGAGCTGTGGGAATTTGGCGTGGATGTGTATCACTCGGAGTACGTTTCCAGCGCGACCGGAGTGAGCCTTGACTATGCAGCGCAGTTCGGCGGCTCCACGCGCGGAATGGCTGCAAAGTCCTACTACAGCATCCTCTGTACCGGCGTGGACGGTACGGCTATTCCGGTCGGCACGTCGATTGCATCCGACACCAGCCCGGCCACGAACCTTGTTTCCAGCGCAGACGCAGAGATCACGAGAGCATCCTTCAACAAGGCCACCGTTATCCTTGCATCACCGGCGGCTACAACGGCCCTTGGGGTGGCTCTTAACGGAAACCTATACACCATCACCCCTG